GAAAAAGCCAGTGAACAAACAACTGCTGAAGCTGAAGCTGTTACTGAACTTGTGTTTGCTCAGATAGGAGACTATGGAGCATCTTCTGGATCTGGTGATTACGATGGAACAAAAGCGGCTGAAGTGTCCACTCTCCTTAAAGGCTGGAGTCCGTCTTTTATTATTACTACTGGAGATAATTCAGCAGATGTGGATGGGACTGATATGGAGGCTGGAGAAAATTATTATGATAGTGATGTTGGGAAACATTACAGTGATTTTATTTTTCCTTTTGGGGAGAACCAGTCTTCTACATACACATCAACCGCAAAAGAGAATAAATTTTTCCCA